CGACGAGCAGCGTCGCCGTGTCCGCGACCGTTGTCTTGTATCCGTGCATCACAACCTCACTTAGGCGGGTCGGCATCGACGCCGAGTGAATCTTGCGCCAGGCTCGTCGGCATACCCATCGCCATAATGAACCGGTCACCACCTTCATACGGTTCACGGCCCTCGGCGAATCGCGCTTCGTTGGGCGACAGTGTGCCCGATGCAATCTGCACTTGCTGGGCGCGGACACGGGTCAACAAGTCTGCACGCTGGAACTCGTCCGTGTCGAACCTGATCGCCTGATTCACAGGGAACAACTCGCTAACCGCCATCTCGAACCTGCGAATGTAGGGCAGCAGCGTGTAACGGACGAAGTTGATACCTGCGCTCTCGACGTTCTGATAAGTCTGCGAGTCACCACCGGTGCCGTTGAGCAGGTGCAGCGGAATGCGGTACGCCCTAGCGATGTCTCTCACGATTGCCTCTCGGTGACCCAGCATCTCCATGTCGGCTGCACTTGTCGTAACCGGTCGCCACTTCATCCCGCCAGACAGCACGGCGGGTCGCCGGCGTTGACGATGCATGTCTTCCCAGGTGTCGCGGAATAGCCGCGCCTGTTCTTCGGTGACTGCCTGCTCCGTTTCGATGACCGATGACGGTGTGCCGCCTTCGCCATAGAACTGTGCAAGGAACCTGTCCATCGCGAGTCCGGTGCCGATGGTGTTACGCATCGCCTGCAAAGGCGACAACCCAAAGGTTTGATTCGGAAACACAAGCCAACGCAGAGCCTTGATCTCATCCGAAGTGAAGTCTCCGAATGAAGTTACGTATGTTGTCGACCCATCGTCTTCGTTGTAGATGCACCGCTGCACATGGTCGGGATGGATGTTCGTCATCACCGTTGGCGGTTCGCCAGGCGCGTGCGGTGCGAGGATGTAGGCGTTGCCATGCAGTGCAAGGGTTGCGATTGTCTGATGCACGAACTCGAACATCGTCTGCTTCGTATTCGGTTTCACTAGCACGCTCGGGCGCGGCAGCGACTCATAGCGACCATCAACTTCACGCAGCAGATCAAGTGGCATCGATGCCACCGAGTCCGAGATAAGAGTGATCGCACCGAGCATCGCGGAGTGTGCGAACGCCGTGACTTCCGTTACGAGTTCGCCTGACCAGTTCGCAATCGGCGCACGATTCGTCATCCCGTATGGATCCCAAGAGACAGGCAGACCACGCTTCTCGAACGCTTTGAACAAACCCATTAGTTGCGCTCCACCACAATGACGGTCACGATCCCCGCTGCAATCAACGCAACCGGAACCGACACCATCGCAACGCCGATAAGTGCTACGAGGATACCTGCGATCTCAATCGATGTCTTCATCACGCTGCTAAGTCTGCCACACGTTGATGATTCGAGGCTCGACTTTCTGTTCCTGCTGCTGCCGCGAGGTAGCACGATCCAGGGCGATCACCATCGCGATGCACGCGTCAATCTTCCGCTTCGCCTTGCCTTTCGACAATCGCCAGCCGATCTCGGTGGTGCGCTGTGCAGCAGAGATCACATGGTCGACTAGGGTTGGCATCCCGTCGTGGGCGATCTTGCGTTCGACAATCAGCCGGTAGGCGTTGTTCGATGCCGGCACCATTCGAGCAGCGGACTGTGGGTATTCGACCATCGGCAGTCCGTCGTCTGCCAGCACCTCGGCAGACCGCGTAAACAGGGCTGGGTCGAATGCGAACTCGCGGATGTTGTAGGTGCGGTGCAGCAGCCGCAGATGGTCTTCGACCGTGGCAACGTCGACTGCCTGCTCGAGTGGGTTCCACACCTTTGCTCGAATCACCACTTTGTCTTCCTGGGGTTGTGCAACAACGACGGCGATCGAGTCGTGTTTGAGTGCCATGTCGATACCAACGAATGACGGCAGATCGGGGTCGAGTTCCTCGTCGCTGCGGCACTGCTCGAATGCGCCGGCAGGCAGCCACGACTCTTGATTGCCGACCCACTGGTTCAGTCGCCAGCGTCGAAACGCGGACTCATCCGACTGCCGCATCGCAGTCCGCATGTCGTCAGGGTCGAGCAGCCCTTCACGCAGGTTAGGGTTCGCGATTCCCCAGGCGCGTTCATCATCGATGCTGCACTCCGGTGGTGCTTCCCACCACCAGAACCCAAATGTTGGGTCGTCGACTTCGCCCGCTGCTGCCTGCTTGCCATAGCGGTACAAGCGACCCGCAACCGTGTCGAGGTCGTAGCCGGCTGTCGTAATCGACACGATCAGCGGCTCGATTCGAGCACCGGAACCGAGCGTCATCTGGTCATACAGATCGGGTGTTGTCTGATTCCACAACTCGTCGAACAACACTAGAGACGGGTTCAGTCCTGCCTGTCCCTTGAACTCGCTCGAGAGCACGCGGAACACCGAACCGAATCGTGGCATCTCCACCGCATCGCGGTACACGCGGCACTCGCTGCTCAACGTCGGGCTCATTTGTATCTGCTGTTTCGCCTCGTTGAAGATGATTCGTGCCTGCTGCCGGTCGCCGGCAACGACATACACTTCGGCACCTGACTCGCCGGCGATCATTCCGTACACCGCGACAGCAGACAACATCAGCGACTTCCCCTGCTTGCGCGGCAGTCCGATAAGGGCCCTGCGATAACGCAGCCGCTGCGTCTCCGCGTCACGCTCGAACAAGGCACGCAACAACCACTTCTGCCAGGCGGTGAACTCGAGCGGCTCGCCGGCACGAAACCCTTTGACGACTACGAAATGGTCGCGTGCAAAGTTGATGACCTCATCGCCATCCGTGATCTTCGACACACGCGGCGTGTAATACGCGGGTGCCCACTTACTGACCGGATGCAGACCGCTTCGCTTCGATGCGCTGCCTGATCTTTGCGAACTCATGTTCTCTGTGATCCCCAATCCCTAGCGATGCGCGATCCGTTGGCGAGAATCCTAGTTGCGCCAGGGTCTGTGTGATCTGCCTGTCGATCTCACGAAGTGCCCGACGTTCACGCCAAGCGTTCGGCTGCGTAAACACGATCTGCCGCAGCATCGTCCGCTCATCAGTCTGCTCGCACGCCATCAGAACGAGGTCGCCATCCAGAGCAGGCCGCAGCCACGCTGCACCACTCGTCCACACACGCCGCCACAACGCCAACCCGTGTTGACCCAACGCCCGATGCGGTTCCGGCACAGCATCAGCAAGAGCAGGCAACGCGATGATGTCTGCCTTGCTCGACAGCGGACGCTTCCCAGGGTTTCCAATGCGACGCTTCTGCTCGACAGGCTTGGGTCGACGACCCGACCCTTTACCGCCCACCGCTGCACCCCCAACAAAACAGGATTATCTGCGGCGGCGTGAGAGCGACTCCGCGGATGTGGGGGCACTGTCCCCTCTGTGGAAAATGGCGCAGTTGTGCGGTTGGTCGGGGTCGATGATGATCGCTGACGGTCATTCGAGCATCATTCCGGTCGCTGCTGCTCGCTGGGTGCCATTCGATGCCATGCAGCATCATTTGGGCCGGATGATGGTCGCTCGAGTGCAGCGACAGCCATTGGGCATCATTCGGCACCATTTGGCCTGCATGACGGTCGCTGTGGCTGGATGGCAGTCGCTGAGGCTGAATGATGCTTATACGCACCGGATGACAGTCGTTGGGGACCGTTGGGTGCCATCCGTAGTCGTGGTGCGCCTGGCGATGCCATCCCGACCGTATGATGCTCATTTGGGTGCTGTGATCATCGCTGGGGCGTGGTGCAGCCGCAGGCGTTCTTAGCCTGCTCGACGACTCTCGTTGCTGCGTTTGATGTTGCATGACCGGTGTGCTCCCCGTAGTTCCGACGCTGGGTTTCCCGCTACCACATGGTCCGCTTGCCACGGGTCGTCGGGACGTGCACCGCCACCACAGATCCAGCAGACTACTGTGTTCGCCCTTACGAGTGCTGCACGCCGCTGATAGTGCTTGTCGTACAGCGAGTCGTTGCTGACCCTGCACTTTGGGCAGCGTGTTGTCCCGTCCGTCAGCGTGCCGCAGTCGATGCACGGGCGGCGTACCCTCATGTCTTGCGGTGCCTGGCGTTGATGATCTTCGGCACCGCGTTCTCCCACGTCACATGGTGGTGCATACGGGGATGCGATGACCCCATCAGACGCACCTCGACGCACGACGGTGCCATCATCACGGTGTACATCGACTTCATGTAGGTGCCGGTATCCAAGTACATCTCGGTCATGCCGCCTGCCACCGCTTGGGTCTGCAGCGGAGTCAGCGATACTTCGACGAGGGTGAAGATCAGTTCGCCGCGTGCCCCGTTGACCACATAGCAGTTCACGTCGTCGTTCATTCGTCCGAAGAACTCGAGCGGTCGTTCGGTTCTGAAGAACCAAGAGTTCATCGCCTTACGCAGCAGGAACTCCCGCTTGCGCATGTACATCCCGCCGAAGTGGTCGCCACCCTGGGACATCGCGACGGTCGCTGCACCGGACTGCTCGAGGAAGTCAATCATCGCTTCCCAGATGAGGTCGAGGTGCTTCGTCCGCATTCCACGCGCCAAGCCGCCCTCGAGCCACCGGTGACCCATCCACGTGTAGTCGTCGTCCAACTGGATGTGGTAGTCGAGTCCCAGGTCGCGTGCTATCCCGAACGCAGCGTTGCGAGCGAACACCGTGGCGCGGCGGTCGGTGCGGGTGTCGCCTATGTCGAACAGTTCGCCGGCTGCTGCCTTGTCGAACATGATGACTTGTTCCTTGCCGTACACCTTGTAGTAGTCGTCGGCAGTCTTGTCTTCGTTGTCGATAATGAGATAGATCGGCCCCGTGTAACCGCAGGTACGCAGCGTGTTGTAGGTGACGCAGTTGTGTGGTCTGCCGTGGGTGAGGATAAACGCGGCGTACTTGTACTTACTCTGCATGGCTGGCATCCGTGTGCCGGATCGACGCAAGTGCTTCGGATACGCGGACGAACCCGTTGGCGATCGCATCTTCGTAGTCGATGATAATGAGTACTGACTGCTCCATCAGACGCTGCACCTCCGGTGTGGCGTGGGGGTAGTACTCTGCGATCTTCGAGTAGTTCCACTTGATGTGAC